GTAACATAGTCAGCCATAATCAACCCACAGTTGTAACATAGTCAGCCATAATCAACCCACAGTTGTAACATAGTCAGCCATAATCAACCCACAGTTGTAACATAGTCAGCCATAATCAACCCACAGTTGTAACATAGTCAGCCATAATCAACCCACAGTCAACCATCAGTTGTACCACAGTTGTAACATAGTCATCCAACAGTCAACCACACTATGTTCCACACCCCTGTTCCACGGCCTTGAAAAGGGACATTTTGAGCCTTGGGGATGGTTGTCATTAGTGGGTCTACAGCGATGATGATCAAAAACACCCCTTAAAACAAACAAAGTAGAGAGAGATTATATATATTATATATATATTATATAGATAGTATAACTATAGTTAGGCTACAGTTTGGATGTAGTTATATAGATAGTTATACTATATACCTTTATAACTATATATATACCTTTATAACTATATACCTATATAACTGTAGTATAACTATATCCACACTATAGTTAGACTACAGTTATGTAGTTATGTAGTCTAACTATAGTGTGGATATAGTTATACTACAGTTAAAGATAATTAAAGGAGAGGTAGAAGGATGATTAAACTTATTAATGAACATTACTGGAATTATAATGATCATTATCACCCATACTATAGGTATTGGGATAAGTCTTGTAAGAGAGATGAAGACAAGGCTAACATGGAGGAAAGGGAAGAGTCTTTCTTTAACACATTTGATAAGGAGGTGGAACGATGATGGATTTTATCATGGCCCTATTAGGCTACTTTAGATAGTTAAAACTGTAGTATAACTATATCCACACTATAGTTATACTACATAGAAAGGGGACATCTATAACTCTCAAGATAGTATTAGCAATAGGTATCTCCATAGATCACATTCATAAAACATGCTTAAAACAAACAAAGTAGACATAAAGTTTAATATTAATCATGGAAGATTATATCATGAGCATTGGTGAATGCGAAGACTGTGGAGCATTGGGTGAAGTTAAAGATGGTTACTGTTACCTATGCTATGAGTATCATCACTTTAATGGGCATTGTCCTGCATGTGGTCAGTCTTGTAAGAGGGATAATTTAAGTGATAATGGTGTATGTATTAAGTGTGAAGGTGTAGAGGCTTTCTTTAATACATTTGATAAGGGGGAGAGATGATTGAACTAATTGTATCCATACTTGCAGCACAGGCCATACCATATAATAACAACATAGTTAACCTATTAGCTGAGACTATGGCTGTTGAATCAGACTATGGTAAATACAACTATCAAATGAATGGTGGCCCTGCTCGTGGGTTATATCAAATGGAACCTGATACATTGAATGATCTTAGATGGAATTACATTAGGTACCACCCAGAGTACACGAGATACCTTTATGGTACTCTCCTGGACCTTGATTATGCAACCATCATAGCTACACTTCAGTATCTAAGATTCAATGAACCAATACCATCAACAAGACTTGAGAGAGCATACTATTGGAAGAAGCATTGGAACACAAGACTTGGCAAGGGGACAGTAAAACAGTACCTTAGTAAATCATCATTACATATAGGAGAACCCTATGACGAATATAAATAGGTATGATAGAAAGATTAAACATAAAAAGGGTACATAAACAATGAAACTAAAATTTGTAATAAACCTATTGGGAAACTTAATCAAGAACATTAATATTATTGACTGGTTTTTTAAAAAAAATAAACCATAATTAAAAGGAATTAAAATCATGGCAAGATCACAGGTAGTAGTAACACCGACTGGTACTATTTCAGGCTTTGTAGCCCTTGAAACTCCTTCAACTAAGTTTAATGATGCTGGTATCTATAGCTGTCAGGTAGACTTCACTGGGGATGATGCACAGATGATGAAGATGGCTCTTGATAAGATGATAGCTGATGCTCTCGCTGAAGGCCTTAAAAGTGGTGTAAAGAAAGCGGCTCTCCCTCCTTATACTGTAGATAATAAGGTACTTACGGTTAAATTCAAACAGAAAGCACAGATTAAAGCTCGTGATGGTCGTACATTTAATATGACAGTTAAAATATATAATGCCAAAGGTAAAGAGTTAGCAGAAGATATTTGCATTGGTGTTGGTACTGAAGTTAGAATAGCTTATACATCTTATTCGTGGGCAGTGGCATCTCTTGGGTGTGGTGTTACATTGCAGCCTGGTAGTGTTCAGATTATTAAGCTTGTTAAATATGAGGGTTCAGGATTAAATCCATTTGAAGAATTAGAAGGATTCACAACAGCAGATAAAGAGTCTATCCCCTTTGAAGATGGTGTAGATGCTGATTATACGGGTGACTTCTAAAAATGGTTCGATATAGAGCACCTTCCAAGGCAGTACAGAAGCTTGGCTTTCGCTCTAAGCTTGAGGCTGGGGTCAATCAACAACTGGTTGACTCTGGTATAAAGTTCTCATACGAGGGTAAGCTCAACAAGATCAAGTATGTGAAGCCAGTAACACACCATACTTATATGTCTGACTTTCTTCTTGAGAATGGTATCATCATTGAGGCTAAAGGCTTCTTCGACGTTTCAGATCGTAAAAAACATCTATATATAAAGGAACAGTACCCCGAGTTTGACATACGGTTTCTATTTATGAATTCAAACAGCAAGATCCGAAAGAGAAGCCCAACCAGCTATGCCAAGTGGTGCGATAAGCATGGGTTTAGGTGGGCTGATAAAGTTATACCAGAAGCGTGGTTGAAGGAAAAGAAATCTAAGGTTGAAGTAGATACAATAATTAAACTACTAAAGGAAATGAACATATGAAATAATGGGGGAGTAGTAATGGAAGATGAAATACCTATCAAAGTCCACGAGCCATGTGGAGACTGTGGATCGTCAGATGCTTTAGCGGTATACAGTCTCCATACCTTCTGTTTCTCGTGTGGCAAACATAGATTCACAAACCAACATGAGGCTAAGCCTATGGAAAAGAAAGACTGGGACCCTATTATAGGGGAAGTAAGGCCTCTTAAATCACGTGGTATTACAGAGGAGACCTGTAAGAAGTTTGGCTATACCATTGGAAAATATAATGGTGAGAATGTACAGATAGCCTCATATAAAGTGGAGGGTCATATAGTTGGACAGAAGATAAGAACGAAAGATAAAGAGTTCCGGTGGATTGGAGACAAGAAACCCCCGCTCTTTGGGCAGAACTTGTGGAAACCGGGGGGAAAGAAACTGGTAATCACTGAAGGTGAGATAGATTGTCTCTCAATGTCTCAGGTCCAAAATAATAAATGGCCTGTAGTTTCATTACCTAATGGAGCAGCAGCAGCCAGTAGGTCTATCAAGAACAATTTAGAGTTCATTAACAGCTTTGAACAGATTGTTTTGATGTTCGACATGGATGAAGCTGGGCAGGATGCCGTACATAAGTGTGCGCCTCTCATTGCTCCAGGTCATTGTTACATTGCAGAACTATCGATGAAAGATCCTAATGAGATGCTGATGGCCAGTAAGACCACTGATCTAATAGCGGCTATGTGGAGTGCTATACCATTTACACCGGAAGGATTGGTGAATGGTGCTGACCTACTCGAAGATATGCTTGTTAAGCCAAAGTCAGGGTTGTCCTACCCATGGCCTGGTGTTACAAACTCTCTTCATGGTATTCGTGAAGATGAAATTGTCACGGTAATAGCAGGAACCGGGATAGGCAAGTCTCAGGTCTTCAAGGAAGTTGCATATCACCTATTGACGGAGCATAAGCAGAAGATAGGGTGCTTCTTTATGGAAGAGTCTAACCGTACAACTATGTTAAATTTCACGGGTATAGCAGCTAACAAACCGATCCACCTCCCTGAACATGATATCTCAGATGATGAGAAGAAGGGTTATTTCAATGATGTTTTTGGTAGTGGTAACTGTTATTTGTATAACCATTTTGGTAGCACTATCTTCAACGATGTCGTATCAAGAATGCGTTATCTGGCTGTTTCTTGTGACGTTAAGCACATTTTCATTGATCACCTCGCTGCTTTTACTGTAAGTGAGGAAGCAATAAAGGATGAGCGTAAGGAGTTAGACACAATCATTTCAACCTTGGCAAGTCTATGTAGGGAGCTTAACATAACAATCTTCCTAATCTCACATCTGAATAGCGGTGGTGGGGGGACTCCACATGAAGAAGGTGGACGGGTTAGTCTTAGGGACATCAGAGGTACAAGAGGTATTGGTCAATGGTCTTCACAGATCATTTGTCTTGAGCGGAATCAACAAGAGGAGGATGTAAATGAAAGACATAAAACAACGCTTCGTGTGCTTAAAGATAGGTTTGCAGGTAATGTTGGTGATACTACTATTTTGTGCTATGACCCTAATACAGGACGCATCAAAGAATATAATAAAAGGGTGGGATTCCAACCGATAGAGGAAAGTACTAATGAATTTGATTTCTAAGAACCTTAAAACTAAGTGGTTAATGTGTGGAATACAGATATACAATCTACATAATGGTCTTTTCCAGTTCTCTTACAAAGGTAATAATACTTGGAGACAGACAAATGATGGTGAAATTACCGAAGATTTAATATGTGACTTAATTATCTGGAGAAATAACCTTGATCCTACGGATAAGTAATCTGGAAACAGAGAAGATAGATCACCAACTTTGGAGACTAACTCAGCCTTTACTGTTCGAACTCCCTAAGGGTGTAATCACAGTTCCTACTGGATTCATTACAGATGGCTGTAGCTGTCCTAATATCCTTGCCCCTCTTGCCTGTCCAATGACTGGTCCACAGGCTGAAGCTGCTGTTCTTCACGACTGGTTGTATAGTAGGGATAGCGAACCAGAACTTAGCAGGGCCCAGGCTGATCAACTGTTCAAGTATGCTATGATTGATAATGGTACTAAATATTGGAAAGCAGCATTGATATATCGCGGGGTTAGGTTTTGTGGCATGAGATCTTGGAAGAAATGTCATAGTATCGATAAAATTAGGGAGAAATAGCATGGTAGGAATTAAACATGATAAAGAGAAATTACGGATGGACCTCATTCCTTACGAAGCCCTTGAGGGCCTTGCTGAGGTGCTTAGTTTTGGTGCTAATAAGTATAGTGACCATAATTGGAGGGGTGGCGTTGCTCACAGCCGTCTTTATGCTGCATGTCAGCGCCACCTTAGTTCATATTGGAATGGAGAAACCTTAGACCCTGAGTCTGGGCTTAATCATCTTAAACATGCCCTGGTTAACATAACCTTTATGCTGTCCCTACCAGAGGAGGACGACAGATATGCAAAGAACGATAGTGTTCGACATAGAGACGACAGCAATACCATCGACAGGGATAACGAACATAGAAAAGATACACTGCCTTGTAGCCAAATGTATCGAGACGGGAAAGATAATCACTGCTTCCTCCTCAAAGGAGCTGTATGCCATTATACCACTCCTGAATTCTGCTACTACTCTGAGTGGGCATAACATAATAGGTTTTGATATACCAGTATTACAGAAATTCTTCCCTTACTTCAAACATCAGGGGAGGATCATAGATACCTTGGTCATGTGCCGTGCACTTTGGCATGATGTCATCATCAAGGACTTCGTACGTATAAAAGATGGACTACTTCCTGGACGACTTCCTGGACGCCTTAAAGGCAGTCATAGCCTTGAGGCATATGGACATCGCCTTGGTATCTTAAAAGGTGACTACGGCAAGCAGGAGGACGCCTGGGACGTATATACGGAAGAGATGTTGGAGTATTGTAAACAGGATGTTGAAGTTACAGCTTACTTATATAAAAGGATACTTGAAGCAGGTGCATCTGATCAAATGATAGACTTGGAGAATAAGTTTGCCATGGCTATGCAGGTACAGATGGAGAAAGGAGTTCACTTTAATGAGAAAGCAGCGATCGCTCTTATGATTGATATCAGAGCTGAGAAGGAGAAGATAGATGAAGAACTCAAAACTGCGTTCCCAACAAGAGTTGTATCTAAGGATTTGGCGACAGTTACAACAAGCAAAGTCAACAACAGAAATCGTTTTATATCTAAAGGCTCTCAGTTCTGTAAAATTATATATCAGGAGTTTAATCCAAACTCAAGACAGCAAATAGCTGAAAGACTTATGGAGAAAGGTTGGGTTCCTGATGATTACACAGATAAAGGTAATGTTAAACTGAATGAGACAGTGCTAGATAGTATGGATATCCCGGAAGCTAAACTCCTATCCAGAAGTATGATGCTGACCAAACGATTAGGACAGATCTCGGATGGTAACCAAGGATGGCTTAAACAATTACAGGGGGATAGAATATATGGTAGAATTAATACCGGGGGAGCTATTAGCGGACGATGCACTCATTCAACCCCAAACCTTGCTCAGGTACCTTCCAATAATTCTCCTTTTGGTCCTGAGTGCCGCGTCTTGTTTGATGTATCAACTGGTTATAAACTCGTCGGGTGTGATGCGGCGGGTCTGGAACTGCGTTGTCTTGCTCACTATCTTGCTCGATTTGATAGTGGTGCTTACGCTGATATCGTCCTGAATGGTGATATCCACACTGCCAATATGAAGGCAGCAGGTTTGACAGAACGTAATCAAGCTAAGACCTTTATATACGGATGGCTCTATGGGGCAGGCGCTGAGAAGTTAGGAACCATTGTAGGTGGTGGTGCAAAGGAAGGCTCAAAGCTTCAAGCTAAGTTCATGAAGAACTTCCCTGCGGTAAAGAAACTTAAAGAAGCAGTAATGAGTCGTGTAGAGCAGTTTGGACATTTAAAAGGATTGGATGGTAGGAGACTCAGAACAAGATCCCCACATTCAGCCTTAAACCTCCTGCTACAATCAGCCGGAGCATTGGTAATGAAGCAGTGGGTAGTTCTGGTAATGGATGAGATTGCTAAGAGCGGTCTTGATGCCACACCAGTATTGAACATCCACGATGAAGGTCAGTTCGAAGTAAGAGAAGATCAAGCAGAAGAGTTTGCCAAGATATGTGAAGAGTGTATGCCTCTTGCGGGGGAAGCATTTAATTTTAGAATTAAAATTGAAGGTGAGGCCAAGATTGGTAACACCTGGGAGGAGACACATTAATGAAAGCTATTAAGGAGTTTGTATTATATTTGGTAGTTCTGTTTATTGGTTGGGCATCTATTATGGTCGTAGTTACAAGGGGATAATATATGAAACACTTATTGGTAGATGGGGATTGGCTTTGCTTCTCCCTTGCGTGTGCATTCACTAAAGAGAATCCATTCGTTGAAGGGGATGTAACATTCGATGGTAAGCTTGCGAAGTCAATCCTGGACCAGAAGATCAGGAGGGCGTCCGAGGAGTTGGAAACTGATCATACTATTTTCTACTTTTCCTGCGATCGTAAAACAAACTGGCGTAGGAGCATCGTAGAGAGCTATAAGATGAATAGGAATGGGAAACTATCACCTATTGGCCTACAGCCTTTAAGGGACTATTGTACGTCATCCTATGAATGTGTTCAAGAACCTACCCTGGAAGCTGACGATCTGATTGGTATTGAAGCTACAGGGAAATATAAAGGTAAGAATGTGATATACAGTGTGGACAAGGACTTCTTGACCATACCTACTCACGTTTACAATCCGGTTAAACGGATAATAAAGAAACAGACTAAGGTAGATGCATTTAAGTTCTTCATCTACCAGGTAATTATAGGAGATTCAAGTGATGGATACAAAGGGATACCCGGGGCTGGCCCTAAGGCTGCTCAGAAGCTCATTGCAGATAATGCAAAGACTCTTGGCAACATTTGGGAACCTCTTGTGGCATTGGCTGAAAAGAAGAAGCAAGACGAAGAATATCTTCTCTCTCAAGCCCGTATGGCGCACATCCTCCAGGAAGGCGACTTCAACTACGAAACTAAAGAAGTAAAATTATGGGAACCCTCTTATATTAAGGATATGATGTAATGGATATTAAAATTATAAAAGAAGCTGGTTATGAAGAAGCAATAGGGGGGATGGCTTTCTCTTTTCAAACAGAAGCTATTAAGATCGCAGATGTAAAACCCAGAAGTTACAAGGCGGCTAAAACTTTAGCACATCAAGATGGTGGTCATAACAAATTCCTTGAACATATTATACTCTGGGTGGATATACGGGCATCCTTAACATGGTGGAAACAGGCTGATACTTATAGAGTAGGTATGAGCAAGCTTAGTAAGAGTACAATGCATACTGTGATGAAGAGGCCCTTAACTACGTGGGACTTCGGGGATGTAATTGATCTAAATACAATAGACATACTAAACACATATATAATGAATAGGGATTTCAAGAGGGTACTTGATTATTTGCCAGGTGCTTATATGCAAACCAGGCGTTGTTGTCTTAACTACAAGACAGTGAGAAACATGATTAACCAGAGACAAGGACATAAGTTACCAGAGTGGAAGGACTTCATCGAAGGTATACTTGAAAATGTGGAGCATAAACAATTACTTGTAAAGGAATAACAATGACATTTAGGACAGTATTAGGCGAAACCATATTTAATGAAAAGTATAGGAATGATGCTGGTGGTTGTGACACCTGGTCCAATCTAGTGGACGTACTAGTCGAACGTGTTTGCAAAGGGAAGATGTCTCCCGGAGACATAACACAGTTAGCTTATTACATTAGAGAAAAGAAATTTATTCCAGCCGGACGTTATCTGTACTATGCGGGTAGGCCTGCTTCATTTTTTAATAACTGCTTTGCAATGATTGCAGAGGATTCCAGAGAAGGGTGGGCTGATCTTGCTTCTAATCATATGATGGCTTTGATGTGTGGAGGTGGTGTAGGTACATACTATGGTAATATCAGAGAGAAAGGATCCTTGGTTAAATTTACTGGTGGAACTGCCTCAGGACCTGTACCTTTAATGTATACTATGAATGAGATTGGGAGAAACGTAATGCAGGGAGGAACAAGAAGGAGTGCTCTCTATGCGTCCCTGCCTTGGAATCATCCAGATATTAAAGAATTTATGATAGCTAAAGACTGGTCTGATGCGATTAAAAAGAAGAAAGAAACAGATTTTAATTTTGCAGCACCATTTGATATGACTAACATGAGCGTAGTATATAATAATGCAGAGGGATTAAACTCTACAGTATTTAAAGACAACATACGAAGAGCAGCTATGAGTGGTGAGCCTGGGTTCCAATTTGACTTCGGGAAGATTAAGGAGATAGGACGGAACGCCTGTACAGAATTTATAACAGATTCAGATAGTGATATGTGTAATCTTGGTTCAGTAAACCTATCGCAGATCAAAAATATAACTGAGATGAAAGATGTGTGTGAGCTGGCTTCACAGTTCTTATATTGTGGTAGCCTGGTATCTACACTTCCATATAAAAAATGTTATAATGTCCGAACAGAGAAAAGGAAAATTGGTCTTGGCCTTATGGGAGTTCATGAATGGCTCTTGGCAAATGGGCATGATTATAGTCCAGAACCGCTTGCACCTTACTTAGCTGAATATAGATGGCACTCAGTGAAAGGTGCGGATCATATGGCAAATAAGCTTAGTACCTCTGAATGCATCAGATATCGCGCTGTGGCCCCAGCAGGTACCATAGCATTACTTGCAGGCACAACTTCAGGAATAGAGCCATTATTCGCCACATCATTAAAGAGAAGATGGTATGATCAAGGCTCCTGGAAGTATCAGTATATAATTGAGCCTACAGCACAGATGCTTGTGGATAAGTTTGGCACTGATCCTCAGGACATGGAGACTTCATTTGATCTTTCCAAGAATATTAAGAAGAGGATTCATATGCAGGTCTATATACAAAGGCATGTTGACATGGGCATCAGTTCCACCATCAACCTACCGGCTTGGGGTACTGAATTTAATAATGAAGATACCTTACAAGGATTTGAAGACTTAGTACGGGACTCTGCGGATCAAATCCGAGGTATTACATTCTATCCTGATGGATCAAGGGGAGGGCAGCCTTTAACTGCATGTGACTGGGATGAAGCAGTTGCTAAGCAAGGGGCTACGTTTAAAGAGAATCAGAAGGTAATAGAGAATGAGATGTCTGGATGTTCCAGTGGAATGTGCGGAATTTAATTTAAAAGGGGATTATATTAACTTTTAGTCCCCTTTTTGATAAAAAGCTCACATATTGAGAAAAAGTGAAAAAACTTTTAGGCTGGAGATGATTTACCTATAGGGTTCTTCATCTTTTTTAAAAATAAATTAAGAATAATTGCATTTTTTAGTTGACAAAGTTTTTTAATTAGGCGTATTTTAAATACAACAAAAAGGAACAAAAAACCCGACGAAATAAGGAGGCACAACATGGAATATCTCACAGCATGCTTCACAATAATTGGATTGATCGCAGCCTATACTATAATATCAAACTCAATTACAGGGAGGTAACACATGGTAAAACGCAGAGTTGTAACTCACTTAACAATTGAACAGTACATGGCAGCTAAAGCATCCGAGACAAGCGCAGCCACCTCACCCTTTAGATACAACACAGCAACTAGGAAAGTTAAAGTTGATATGGAGAAACTAAGAAGAAGAGTAGCAAGGGCCACAAGTAGTCCTAATGTTGTTAAGATGTCAGAGAGAGTAGTAACAATATAAGAACTTAACATATAAGGAGAAACAAAATGAACATAGACTACGCAAGAGAAGCAGTACTGGAAAGAGACATAGCTTACATGTATGCAAGACGGGCTGAGATGGCTGGGGAGGATAATCCTGACCACACATACTATACTGAGAAATCAGAGGATGCATTCAAGGAAGCATCTAAGCTTGCCACGTACGCAGCAATGTTCCCAACTAAATAATAACACTTCACCCTTTAGATACAACACATCAACGAGGAAAGTTAAAGTTGATATGGAGAAACTAAGAAGAAGAGTGGCAAGTGCTGCAAAGAGTTCCAAGGTTGTTAGGATGTCAGAGAGAGCAATAACGATAGACGAACTTAACAGGTAAGGAGAAACAAAATGAACACAGACTACGCAAGAGAAGCTGAGAAGTTGGAACTGAAACGTATTGAGCTGGAAGTGAAAGAAGAGGAACTGAATGATCGTGAATATGAGATGGAAGAGGCACGAGAAGATGAACGAGTAGAGATGGAAGAGGAACGAGAAGCGATTGAGGGTGCAAGGTATGAGGCCTTAAAGGCAATGGATGACGCAGATGCGTTGAAAGAAGAACTAAGGGAAGAACTGAAAGCTGAGATGAAAGCTGAGATGAAAGCTGAAATGGCAGCATTCATTGAAGCATCTAAGCTTGACACGTACGCAGCAATGTTCCCGATTAAATAATAACACTTCACCTTGGCAAGGATGTTACTATGACTGATGACACAAGAGCATATCTTAAAGCAACATTGGCAAAGATGGGAGTCACTGATCATGTTGAAGTATACTTGACAGATCGTACTCCTGATCAACTGTCCTACATGGCCGCCAGGATACTTCCTAATCATGATGTTTGTGTCTACAGTAATGGTGATGCAGAAGCGGATACTTTGGGTTATACTCACCCAACCCACGAGGGCTTCTCTATGGTAACACTTAACACTTGCAACTTCATGGTACTGTGTCACGAACTGTCTCATGTAATGGATGAGTCAAGAAACACTACAGACGCACATGATGAAGTATTCACTACACAAATGAAAGAACTTCTTGAGGAGGTGTAACATGAAGCTTGAAGAAGAACTAATTTGGCTAAGAGTACAGAACGCAACCCTAGCACGGCAGATGAGAATGGCGGAAGAAGACTATACAAGAAGTGATAGCGAACTTGACGAAAGACTTGAATGCTTAAAAAAGGAGAAGACAATGGAAGAATATCTTACAGCAGTATTCGAACTGGAAGTCGAAATACAATGTGCCCTTGCTGAGTATAGTGCTACTAAAGATATAAAGTATCTATGTGCATCAAATAGTTATAACAGCGCACTGGTTGAGGAGAGAAGAGCACAATATAGCAATTAACTAATAAGGAGGATATTATGGACTCAAAATTAAATATAGTTGAAGCTTTAAATATAGCTAATGATAATATTGAACTTTATAATCGTGTTAAAGTCATAACTGCAAAGAAACGTATCCTCTCTATCTTAGGTAAAAATTATACTGAATCATTTAAGGGAGAAGTTGGAACAGATGTATTAGTTTCCCTGATCTCTGAAGCGTTCTACTCCTTTTCCACTAAAAAACATGCTCATCTTATTTCATATCTTACCTCCATCACAATCCCTTTAATAGAATCTGAAGTAGCATGGGCATATCTATCTTCCAAAGTTAAAAAAGAAGATGCTAAGTATCTTGTTAATTTTATCAACATGGTTAACAATAACAAAGCTAAGAATCTGAAGCTTAGTATTAACACTAAGTTTAATGTTATTAATATTATGAATAGTTTTGATTATCACAAACTCCCAGCCAGAAATCCACTGAAGAAACTTCTTGCACCAAAGGCTTGGGACAAAGCAGCAGTAAAAATTGCTAAAGACTGTAGAGCTATTCGTCCTCTTATTTATGATGCTATCCAGAAAGCTGCTGAATCTGATCCTGATTATGATGTAACAGTAAGTAATAGTGGTATCTTTAAAATTACTAAAGTAAAAAATCTTAATCATGTAAAAGTCAATTATATGTATAAAGATCCTAAATTATTAACAGATATTAATGCACGTAACTTCGTTTTAAATGGTTCTATATATGAACAGTCTGCAGCATTAGCCCTCAAATCCTCTTACACATTTAATGAAGAGTATAACAACGCTATTAAAAAAGTAATAGCTTCTGGAGATCATTGGAACTACTTCAGTGCCGAGAATTCTGCCGCACTGAAAGCAAAAGTTGAATCAGTTGAGGTCGATGTTGCTCAGGGTCTCAGCTTCTGGAATGAGTTAGGGAAAGGTAATGTATATTTCAATTACGTTATTGATTTTAGAGGCCGTATCTCTCAGTTAGGTGGTCTTTCAGCAGTAGGACATAAGACGGGTAAGGCCATGTTGAGAGCCGGAGTTAAACGATCATTAGGATCAAATGGTTTAAAACATCTTCTTATAGCTCTTGGATCCTCCATGGGTCATGATAAGATGACACTCGCAGACAGAGAACAGTGGGCACATGATAATCTTGACACATACATTACAATTGGTGAGTTAGTAATTTCTAATCCAGTCAAAGCCTTCCAAGATCTTCATGACTTGGATGCTGATGACATCTTCGCTTCTGCTTCAATTGCCTTAGAGCTTTATTACATCTCTAAGTTTGAAGGTCAAATCGAAGACTTTAAATCAAACCTGTTCGTTGGTTATGATGCCACATGTTCAGGGCTACAGATAGTATCACTTCTATGGGGCAACAAGATGCTGGCAGAGAATACAAACGTTGCTAAGTTTGAAGGTACCGAGGATAAGATTTATGACATCTATAAGTATCTCTACAAAGCAATGGACAAGATAGTATGGGATGGCTTTGATGCTAAGACAGAACACGGAAAAGAGTTACTCCAAGTATGGGATGCACTTGAGATTAAAACAAAACGTACTATTGCAAAGAAACTTTTGATGCCTCGTATTTATGGAAGTACAAGTAAAACATGGAGAGAGAACACAATAAAAGAAGCGGGTAAGAAGGATATCTTCGCTCACATAGTTGATGATGTTGAAAGAGAAAGTATGACGTATGAATTTGGAAATGTTATTGCTAAACTTTTCAAAACAACATTTGATAAGGAGAGCGGCTTCCAGGCCTTCCGTGATTTTGATAGCGTGGTTGGTCAGGTCGCAAAAGCTTATAATAATAACGAGTTAGATACACGTTGGACTACATTTGAACCTAGTAACTTTGACAATCAGGTCATAAATTTTAAATATCGTAAACCTAAATCAACAAGCTATTATGTATATCGGAATGGTAAGAAATCTTATGCAGCTTCTTATCAAGTTTCAATTTTTGAAGACCAACTTCAGAAAGTATCAAAAGTAAATCTGAAGATTAAAAACAAATCAAAAGCAAAGAATGCCATCTCTCCTAACTTCGTACATTCACTTGATGCACTTCTCCTTCACACAGTTAACTACAGTATGAAGACTTCCATGAGATTGACTCATGATTGTTTTGCATGCACACCAGGTGAAGCAGAGAAGATGAGGGAAGTTATTAATCATTCATATATTGATCTGTTCGGTGGAAATAATAATTTTATGAAGAATCTTGCAGACGAAACATATGAGAATACAGGAATGGTTATAACAATTCCTGATACATTAGATGCTCATGGCATTAGTGAAGAGGCCATTAAACTTGGCATATATAAATTCAGCTAAAAAGGGACATTTTTTACATGCTGGGAACCTACGTAACTGTGGGTTTCCGGTTTTTTTTGTTTCATAAACACCTTAAAAACAAACAAAGTAGAGAGAAAACGTTTATATATATTAAATCAATAGTAGGAGGATCAACATGGCTAAGAAGACGGTGGTATTAACTCCACTATTAATGAAGAGGATAGGAAGGTATATAGATCAAGGTTACCTTAAGAATGAGATAGCTGTTAAAATAGGTATCGGTAGGATGACCTTCTATAGATGGGAACAGAAGACACCAGAGTTAAAGGCTTTAGTAGAGGAAGCAGCTATAGCAAGAACAGAGAAGTATGAAGAAGAGATCATAGAGATAGCTGATGATGCCAGGCGGGATACCTTGATAGATCCTGAGACAGGTAGGGAATACCCTAATGCTTCTGCAGTATCCAGAGCTTCCCTTAGAATTAAAACCAGAACAGATGTAATGAAATACAATAATCCAGAGAAGTTCGGTGAAAAATCTAAGCTTGATGTAACCAGCAATGGAGAGACCTTAACAGGTTTTCAAGGCTTAACAATCACCCCTCCTCGGGATGCGGAGGATGAAGATGTCGATAAAAAATAAGCACAGAGAGAAGAATGACTATAAGATCTTTGGAGAGATGGAAGCTGGTCACCTCATGGAAGATGCAGAAAGGTGGTATGATTCTATTGGTAGAGATATGCTCAAGAAGAGACAGTTCTCTGATGACTCCAAAGAACAGCAGAATGCTTTAAATGCAATCAACCCTCTTCACCCTAATTACATTGGGGGTAACTCGGGGATCCTTCTTGGTCTTGCTTGGGTGATGCTAACCCCAGTGGAACGTAGGAGGATAATGTTTGCATATACCTTAACCCTAATAGAAACCACGGATAAATAATATGGGAATAACACAGCTTGACTTATCTTATCATAAAACGATATGGGACTTCATGAATGATGATAAGCCTGTTCGAATTGTGGTAGGACCTGTAGGATCAGGAAAGAGCACGGGCGTGGGATGTGGTGAAATTGTACGTAGAGCTTTTATGCAGGAGCCCTCCCCTATTGATAATGTAAGATATTTCAAAGCCCTTGTAGTCAGGAACACCCAGCCAGAATTGAGGAAAACAACCCTTAAAACTTGGCTGGGTATGTATCCTGAAACTTTGGGTAAATTTAATAACACAGCGTTAACTCATCGCATCAAAGTACCGCCTCATAAAGATGGAACACCTGGGCTGGATCTCCTCGTAGAGTTCACCGGCCTGGATGGTCCTCAGGATGCCAGTAAGCTTCTCTCATGGGAAGGAACATTGATATGGTTTAATGAAGCAAAAGAAATCAATAAAGAGATTGTGGATATGGCGACTGCTCGTGTAGGGCGTTACCCCTCCATTAAACAGGGTGGAATTATGCCAACCTGGTATGGTATCATAATGGATACCAACCCTTATACCTCAGGACATTGGCTGGATAAGCTTGAGAAGGATACACCTAATAATTGGTCCTTCTATAGGCAGCCTCCTGGAGTATTGGAGATGCAAAAGACGGAAGAAGGCTGGACATCATTAGAGCCAAGATGGCCTCTTACAATTACCAACCCTGAGTATATACATTATGGTGGTGGTTGTGATTGGGCGGTCAACCAAAAGGCAGAGAATCTACCTTATCTTCCAGTATCAAGATCAATTGAACCAACAGGGGATCCCCTTAAAGCAGGGGGCTATTATTCCGCACTGGTTCAGGGTAAAGATAAGAGTTATATACAGATCTATGTCCAAGGAAAAAACGGTGCACTTACAAGTGATCAGGCTGTAATCCCTGAGTTCGATGGTAATACTATGATCAGTTCTGATACTGCCTACAACCCAGGTCTAACACTTCAATGTGGTATTGACTTCGGGGCAGGAACTTTGAATCCGGCAGCAGTCTTCGGACAGCTTGATCCGGTTCATAACAGATGGATCATACTGAAAGAGCTTGCCTGTGGTAATATGGGTCTGCTCCAGTTTGCAGATCAGCTACTCACTACTATCAAGAAGGACTTTCAGGGATGCACCGACATTCAAATATGGGGTGATCCAGCAGGATTACAGAGAGATGGTGTAAGTATGAAGAGTTATTTTGAGCATTTAAGAGTCAAAGGACTTCATGCTTTACCAGCACCTTCAAACAAGATAGACATTCGTATAGAGTGCATTAGAACACCAATGCTTAGATACTCAGAGGGACGGCCAGCATTCCTGGTTAATCCTAAGTGCCAAGTGTTGATTGATGCCTTGACGGAGCGGTGGTGCTATAAAAGATTGAATGTTGCAGGAGAATTAAGATATGATGATTCTCCTTGTAAGGACCATCCCCATTCAGATGTGGCAGATGCTCTTGGCTATTTGCTGTCTGGCGGGGGGGAACACTTTAGCCTGGTCGCTGGGAAACGTAATAGCTCAATGGGTGAAGGCTTTGTGATGAACAACGATTGGGAAGTAATATGAAAAGGACATTCTATTGTTTCTTCACACAAGCTGTTCAACTACCATGGTATCTTAGTAAACTTGATACACAACTGTCTCACTGCTTTACAGTGGAACACCAGGTGATTGGAGAGTATGATTGCTTCATGGCTCTGGAACAGCTAACAAACTACATCGATACAAGGACCTATCTTATACCAATCGATGATATTATTGAGAGGTATAAGATGGATAAAGACTATAGAATAATTAAGATTAGCATGGATGTAGATCCATTTAAAAGAATGAACCCATTCATGCATCTTAATTGTGCAAGTATTGTTAAGAAATCATTAGGGATAAATAGGCCAACGGTCTTCACTCCCAAACAATTATATAAACATCTCCTTTCCATAGGGGGTGAGGAGATTTAATATGGGTGGATTATTTGGTGGCGGAGGCGCTCCTGACACAAGTGCACAGGATGCACGTATTGAGGCACAGGATAAGAAGATAGCAGCTCAGGAGAAAGCACAGGCTGCACAGCTTAAAGCTCGTCAGAAGGTAGCTTCAAGAGGCTCCCAATCACAGACTCTGTTCTCCCAGGTACTGGGTACAGATGAGACGATAAAGAATAAATTAGGAGAATAATATGCCTTCAATGAATGCAGCAGCTCTACTCAAAAGGTCTCAGCAGGTTTGGGTGGATAAAAAGGTTTGGGACTCAATGTATGACGATGCTTATTCATTGGCCCTCCCACAGAGACAAACAAGCCGTGGTACACAAGGTACAATCAAGAATGCTACGGTATATGATTCAACCTTGCAGAGATCCACAGTTAAATTGGCTGGTACGCTTCAGTCTACAATAACACCGCCCTTTACCAAATGGGCTAAGCTTACTCCTGGTCCCTTCTTAACAGAGGGTAGGGAAGATGCAGCTAAGAAATTAGACTTTATTACAGATGCTGTATTTGCAGCAATGCAGCCTTCCAACTTTGACGTGGTAGCAGGTGAGTTCTACCTGGACCTAATCATTGGCACGGCAGCTATGCTAATTCTTGAGGGGAATGATATTAATCCTTTTAAGTTTGTAGCTGTTCCTATTTCAGAGATTGCTTTGGAAGAAGGTCCAGATTCTACTATTGGCGCTATCTTCAGGAAGTATTCTAAACCTGCCAGGACTATTCCACAGATGTGGCCTGACATGGAGATGGATGATGACTTCAGAAAACTCCTGATAGAGGATCCCTCTAAACAGGTAGCCATCTCTGAGTCTACATATTATGATGATAAAGATGACGTGTGGAGATATTCCATCATCCTCGATAAACTAAATAATGAACCGAAACTTGCAGTAGAACGTAAGTATGAGACTAACCCTTGGATTATCTCCCGGTGGGTTAAATGTGCTGGGGAAACCTACGGCCGTGGTCCTGTACTGAATGCTCTACCAGATGCAAAAACAGCCAACATGGCCAAGAAGCTTGAATTGCAGAACGCATCTCTCGCTATCGCTGGTGTGTGGATGGCTCGTAATAATGGAGTTATGAATGGTAACGCTATCAGAATCCAACCAGGGGCTGTTATTCCAGTTATGTCTACAGGAGGAGCGCAAGGAGCCGACCTTCAAAGATTGGACGTTGGAGGAGATCTCAATTACTCACAAATCATACAGAAGGACTTACAGCAATCCATTAAAGACGCAATGTTCGATAGAAGTATTCCCGACCAAGGGGCAGTACGTAGTGCAACTGAATGGGTGGTCCGTTCGCAAGAACTACAAGAGGCCATTGGATCTCCTTTTGGACGACTCCATCAGGAATTTATCAGACCCTTGTTTAAGAGAATGCTTGATATATTGGTCAGCAAAGGTGTAATTGAGGAAGTACCGTTGAATGGTGGGACAGTAGATGTTCAGATCATTGGCGCACTTGCTCAGGCTCAGGCTATGAAAGAAGTAGAAGCCATCAATAACTGGGGACAGATGTCCATTGGTCTTGTTGGTCCTGAAGCTTTCATGGCAACAGCTAAGGTGGAAAACATACCATCTGTTATAGGTAACCTTTTAGGGATTGATCCCAACTTAATTAGAAGTGAAGAAGAGAAACAACAATTAGCGCAGGCTGCTG